AGCTTCACGCTTACATCTGGAGCGGTTATTGCGTATCGTGCGTAATGTCCCAGTTTCGGTCTACTGGTGGGCTAGATGACTCGATTACCGCCGATGGTGATCGTGGATTCTTTGGTGTAAACCAGAGATTGCAGCTTAACCAGTTGGAGGCAGGTGAGGTAAGGGAAAGCCTTAATGGGCGCATGGAGGGCTTCTGGAGGCCGCGCAAGAGCGTGGTATCTGTTAGCCCCGTGCTGACTACTGGAGGTGTTCCGTTGAACCTTCCGTTCCACATCCTTCCTAGCCCATTCTACTTGGCTATTACTGCTGTGTCGTATACCGCGAATGTGGTGACGATTACCGTGGCTGGGCATGGATTGGCTATTGGCGAGCCGGGCAATCTTACGATTAGTGGGCTTACATTTACTGGCACGAATAACAATGGTGTTAAGGCCGTGACTGCGGCTACAATAAACACATTGACCTTCCCTGTTACTGGGGTGACTGCTGTGGCACTAGGGACAACTCCAAGGATTACCCAGATCAATATCAACGATGCTGCCGCCAGCGATGTGTTAGCATCCTGCTTATTCTCCGACCCTAACGAGTCAAACAAGGAATACATCATCGTTGCGCTAGAAACTCTGGCAAAAAAGATCGACCTATCCACGACACCTTACACGGCAACAACTATCCCATACCCTGTGGGTGCTACGATCAGTAGCGCGTGTGACATGATCCAATGCTTCGATAAGGTCATGCTTTTCCGTGACGGGATGCAAGCGTTGGAATGGTATCCTAATGGTAGGGCTATTCTTTCTGCGTCACAAGGTGGCACAACTACTGTTACGGTTCGCGTTCGTGAGCATGGGCTTACTGCTAATGCATCCGTGGTAATTGCAGGACTAACTGGTGGTACTCCAGCGAATGGAACATTCACCGTCTTGTCTTCTGGGCTAACTCAAGACCAGTTCCAATACACCTTTACTACAAGTCAGACCCAAACATTTGGGGTAACTGCCGCCATTATGACTGATGGGTTTACCTTGTCCCCCGGAGGTGCTTACACCCAGCCACAGACATTTAATGCTAGTGGAACCAATGTTACAGTATCAAGCGGTTTGGTTTCCTTGACGATTACTGGCAACTTAACGATTTTCGCTGGTGATGTAGTTGTGATTTACGAGACAACCATTCCAGAGTTCACCTCGATTGTTGGCAAACAGTTCCAAGTAACATCAGCGAGTACAACTAACATTCAGTTCCTTGCGCCAGTCGCCAACATATCGGCTAGCGGAAGCACTGGGCAGGTAGAGTTTGGCGGCAGGTTCACAGAAGGCGGTGGATTCATGCACCAGCCGGGTGCGCCTTGGGCCACCTACTTCCAGCGCAGGTTGTTCGTTCCGTTCTACTACTCCCAATCTGGCACTTTTAGCGCACCAGTCTACACTAGCAGGAAGATTTCCGACGAGATTGCGGTTTCTGACCTGCTGGACACTACGACCTTTGACCAGATCGAGAATCAGTTTCGTATTACTGGTGGTACTGCCGACTATGTGGTAGCGATGCACGGGTTCTACGACGATTCCTTGGTGGTCTTGAACCGCAATAGCATCCACCTTGTGGCGCAGACCCAAGGAAGCCTGTCTGACACCGTGGTCAAGGAGCTTACTGGTGAGGTTGGGTGCTTGGCTCGCAAGACGGTGGTCATGCAGGCTAACAACATGCTATTCTTGGCCGACGAGGGCATTTACGGGCTAACCTTCCTTAACGATTACAACCTTCGCGGCACGGAGGAACCACTTTCCAAGAACATCCAGCCGTACATTGACCGCATTAACAAGAATCTTGCGGGTGATTCGGTAGCAGTTTACTTCAACAACCGCTATTACATCGCAGTCCCGCTGGATTCTGTGGCTGGAGGCAACGATGCCCGTGGAAATAACGCGGTTCTGATCTACAACTTCTTGAACAAGGGGTGGGAATCTCTGGATACCTATGGAGATTCTAGGTTTTTGATCAAGAACTTCATCACGGCTAGTGCTGGGGTGCGTAATAACCTGTATGCCGTTAGCGCAAATGGCGGCTTGCATCAGATTGACGCTTCCGACTCGTCCGTAGACCGCTTGAGCGTCACGAATGAAAGCACAGATGTGGTTACTCCCACGATTAATTCGTATGTGACTAGCCGTGGGTACGACTTCAAAACCCTTGAGCGCAAGAGGTTTACTGATGCCCAAGTGCAAATGCAGAATTTGTCTGGGGAAACTGGCGAGTATGACATCGCGTTTGCTACTGAAGACCCAGACTCAGCAGAAAGCATTGGAACTACCACCACATTCCTTGGTGGGCAGATCCTATCACCTAGTAGCCCCGGCGAGGCCGAAACCGCAAGCATCCGATGCAGACTTGGTGGTCAGCGTGGCTATACTGGGACTATCACATTGACAAGGACTATCGGTTCACCTAAGATCCACTCTATTCAAGTGGCGGGTTCCATCACTAACAGACAAATTCTATCACAAAAATAACATGGGAGTTGTAAATACAACCTACACATTTACAAGCACTGACACAATTACCAGTGCTAAAATGAATAACATCATTGATGAAACGACATTTACCAGCGATGCAATCCAAGGAACCACCTTGCAGGTTGTGTCTCCGGGTAAACTTGCCGTAAATGCTCTTGGCATTACCTCTAATGAACTTGCTTCTGGCGCAGTCATCCAAGCGAAGCTAGGTACGAATGTGGCTAGTACTGGCCCTGCGTTTTTTGCCAAAGCAACAGCAAATCTATCTATCCCGAACAACTCAAATTTGGTAGTAACTCAACTTAATAGCACCGAAATTAATCTTGGGTCATGTTTTAACACATCGACATATAGATTTACCCCAAATGTTGCGGGATATTATCAAATTAATGCTTCAATGCAAATAGACGTTAATGCTAGTGGAGTAATCCTTGGCACTATCGCTGTTTCAATAAGAAAAAATGGAAACACATATTATGATGTTTCACTTCAACTTGAAGACGGATTAACATCATTTTTGGGGTCTGGTTCCGCATTAATAGAAATGAATGGATCTACGGATTATATTGATTTGGTTGGAGCTTTAACTGGCGGAACAGCGACAAACGCCGTTATATATGCAGCGGGCGGATCTCGCAGAACCTTCATGTCTGGCTTCCTAGCCCGTTCCGCATGACCCCACTAGAATCAACGATAGCACTTTATGAAGAAAATGATATTGAATAATCTCCCAGTTGCTTATCTGGTGGCTTTTGGTTTGCTAGTGAATTACTTCAACACTGGTAGTGGTGATGCTAATTATTGCTGGGTTCAACTTGCTTTAGCTGGGGCTGGGGTTGCCTCGTCCCTTCTCGGAAAAAAGAAATCTAAAGCTAAAGCCCCACCAAAGCCAGTAGACATATTTGCCCAAACTCCTATTTACGGCAAAGGTAAGAATAAGAAGAAGATCATTGGGTATGCGCCCAGCCAAGTTCAAAAGAGTTCTACTGGCATCTCCGATTACTACACCAACCAAGTACCCGGCCTTGCTGGGTTGAGCAGGGAGACAATGCGTACGCTTTCTCCAGAGCAAGCGGCTGCGGTGGAGAGGGCTGGACTGCAAGTAGGGGAGGCACAAAAACTTCGCCAAGGGTTTGACTTAAATTTAGCAGGTGCCATGTCTAAGTATGGCTCCGTGGTGGGCAACTACCAACCCACCATCTCGCAGGAACAAGCCAACCAGTTGTACGACACATCGATGGCGCAGACGATGGCGCAGGAAGCCTTCAATCGTCGTGGGGCATTGTCGGGAGAGGAGCAGCGATTCGCTCAACAACAAGCTAGGGAAGCCGCAGCAGCCTCTGGACGCATTGGCGGGAACGCAGCAATTGCCGCAGAGATCCAAAACCGAGAAGCCGCAAAGGCGGCTAGGCGTGCCGAAGCAACAAGCGCAGGTGGAATGGCTTATGAGCAAGGACTTGGCGCATTGCGGCAACGATTCGAAACCCAACAGGGGCTGTTCAACCAGAACCTCGGCATTGGGGCGCAACAGGCGCAGGAAAGGCAACTTGGATTCAACCAATTCCTAACTGGTGAACAACAAAGGGCCGCTCTTTTAGATCAAGAGATGAGAGCCAACATTGGAGCATCTGGACTTGCTGGAGACTTCTATACCACCCCCGGACTCAACATGCTTGCTATGCCACTTAACTTCGCCAACCAGCAAGCTGGAGCGCAAAACCAATACAACAAGGATGTGACTACTATTAACAATCAGAATGCCGCTGCCAAAGCAAAAATGTTTAGCGACATTGGTGGCACGCTTATGGGTGCTGGGCTAAGTGGTGGAATGGGTACTAGCCTTGGCAACTTTGGTAGTTTCCTTGGAAGCGGAAACATGGGCAACGCATCCACAGCTTTTAGCAACATTGAATTGGGCGCACTAGGCCAACCGTTGAAAGCATACACAGTTTAACATCATGGCAATTATCGCAGGACAAGTACCAACGCTCCCCTACCAATACGGGGATTCTAGCGCAATGATCCAATCCGCGCAGAATCTCGCGATGGCGGGATCACAGGGGATTGCCGATCTAACTGGGCAGGTTAAGGACTACTTCAAGCAGCAGGGGGAGAAGAAGAAGCAGGTTAAAGCCGCATCAACTCAAATTGAGGCTGCTCTTAAACTCATGCCAGAACTCGCCCCGATCCTTGGAGATGTCGGCAACAGGCTTAAAGACGAGGATGTCTCGTTAAGCGATAGATACGCAGACGCATCCATTGTTGGCGATCTTATCAAGAACAGCATGAGCGGACTTATGAACCAGCAGATGATGAACCTTCGCCAGCAGAAGTTTGCCGCATCTCAAGGTGGCGGCGGGGATGGGGGTGCGGTTTCTTCTGTTGGTTTTAATCCTAACAAGTAATTATGAACCTTTCTGAAATATTTATAAAATCTTATCCAAAAGCTGGGCCGGAAGCTAAAGCTAAAATCAATAGCGCACAGCAAAAAATAGCCATTTTAAAAGCACAAGGATTCGGCGATGTTGCGGTTGTTTTTGAACAAGATATATCTAGGAAACTTCAAAACAATAGCTTTGACACTCTTGGTAAAGACCTTGAGAACTTAGCTGGATTTTATGGCGAAAATACAAAGCGGGAGCGTTCCGGCGAAGAAACGCAAAGTCAAAGGGAAAAGGTAAGTGCTGCTCGCATTGAGGCTGGGCTTGCCGTGCTGAAATCAAATGTACAAAAATCCAAGGAACCAGTAGATCCCAACTTGGTTTCTATTGCTGAAAATCTAATTAGGTCTGGAGACACGGAAGGAGCGGAAAAAATTTCAGCGTCATTGTTTAAGCAGCCCATGTCAACATCCGAGCAGCTTGATATAATGGAGCTTGAAGAAAAGAAAGAAGAAAAGGTTCTAAAAAATGCGGAAGCTGAAGATACTTACTACTCCATTCAGTCAGAAAGAGAGAAAATTAAAAAGTTGTTAGCTTCCGATTTGAGTGATGTTGTAGGCCCAACTGAACCTGTTGCTAGATTTGGTCGAGCCGCAGCATCAGAATTTGGTGCCGAGTGGGCGCAGGAAAATCAATCGTTAATTAAAGATGCCCTTATGGTCACCACTAGCGATGTTCTAAAAAGCGTTCGCGCTCTTGCCCCAGTAACCGAACAAGACAGAAAGTTCATATCCAAAATGACCGTTCCAGTTGAAACTGATAACGCTAAAATTTGGAAGGATTACCTTACGGAAAAAGATGAAGTACTCTCCCGAGCAGAACGAAACCTAGATAAGAAATACAATATATCGGGAATTCCTGCGACCAGCGAACCGGATATTAAGCCAGATAAACCGCAGACGGCTACGCAAAAACTTAGAGGACGACTTCAATAAATAATTAAATGGCAACTCCAGAAGAAGAGAAGGCAGATCCAGAAATCAGCAAGCTCGAAAGGGATGCTATTTTTGAGTACCTTAACCAAGAGAAGGCAAACCTAGAAGCTCAGAAGCAATCTTACGAGTCGGTTAGTGATGTTGTAACTCAGCCAGACCCTAACGACATTCGTTTTACTAGCCCTGCGTTTGCAGAGCTTCACACTCCGCAAGAATACCAAATTCCAGAGTTCACCACGGAAGAGGGCATGAAGGCCCGTGGAATCTTGGATCAAGAAGGAAACGCCACACAACTTGGTGAGGATTACCTTCTTCTGGAAGATCGTGGACTTGTGGAAAATGGCGTATTGACCACTAAAGGCGAGGCGTTTACCGCAAGTCTGAATGATCTTACCGACCCTTCCGCTTATCTGGATGGTGGAATGAGCGATGATGCCATTGATCCTAAAAAAGCTGAGTTGTACGCAATCCGAAAAAAAAGTGGAATTGATGCGGAGCCAGAGCGAACATGGACGGAGGCATTTAAGGAATTTGGTGAAGGAGTTGTAGCTATTGGTAAAGGCATTGGGGATATTGCTAATCCAATTGGGGAGATTTCAGAATCAGCAACGCTTAGGGAGGCGTACGACAAACAGACCGCCAAAAGCGCGGAGATAGTTGATTCTATATTAGAAACCGCAGTAACCAGCGGGGCAAAATTAACTAGGTTTATTGACAGGCAAAGACTCGATGCGGCTGTGTCTATGGGAAGTATCCCGCAAGAACGAGCTGACGAGTTGAATAAGAAAAGGGACTACAAACTTGCCCTCATTGAAAGGTCACAAAAAGATATGGATGCGGTTGAAACCGCAAGTATAATTGGTGCTGGAGAGCAGGTGCTTCAGGCTCAGGAATCAGCAAAATCTCAATATGTAGCTGAACTTGGAGAAGAGCAAGGTCTTAAAAAATACGAGGAAGACATTAACAATGTCCGCGCTGCCGCGAGTCTTCCAGCAGATGTTCCAGGCCTTGCTGTAGGTCTAGCTACGGCTGGACTTGGAGCTGGCGTTAATATTATTAGAACCGTCCGTAAAGCAAATCAAGCAAAAAGGGGGATTGAGATCGTTAATTATGGTCGTGAACTAAATGCTGCCAGATCTAGCGTTTTAGCTGATGTTGCAAGACTATCTGATGAAACTGCGGCTGTATCCGGTCAGCTTGACGATGCACTACGCATTGGTGCTACGGAAAAAGCAACAGAACTAACTAGGAGGCTGGATGACCTAACGACTCAGTCGCAAGCAGTTCAAACCCGCCTTGGCATTATTGATGACGGCATCCAGAATGTAAGCAAAACCGCTAACCAACTTGAAATTGGTTTAGACACAGCTAAAACTGCGGGTGATGCTGTTCGGGCTGTGGCATCTGGCGTAACTAAAGGAATGTCAAATGGTGCGGAAAAACTTGGAAATGGTGTTGCTCGCGTTAATGGATTTCTAAAGAAAGTCGAAAGAAGCGTTCTTAGGTACAGGATACCGTCCCTAATTGCTACTGGACTTGCTATTCCGTTCCACCAAGCTATTGGTGTATACATGGGCGCTAGGGTTGGGC